CGAAGGTAAGGGCTAGCCCCTTCTTCTATGATACCATCACGAACAGCATCTCCGATAGACTTTCGGGTTTTCTCATAAAGAGCCTGACCCTCCGCATACTCTCGTTCTGCAGCACGTTGCTCGGCTGCTTTTAAAACTGGGTCTGCTTTAGCCTTAATACTTGTTAGCATATTCGCTAGGCTGTCTAGAGATGACCGCTTGGCTACCCCTCGTTCATATATATCTACAACTTGTGCTGTAGGGCTTACGGTTCCAATTTGATTTTCAAATGGATTACCAATTACTGGTCGTGCCATTATTTGCCCTCCACATCAGCTAGGCGTGATTTTGAATCAAAATAATCCAAACCAAAGCCAGCGAGTGGCTCGATAATTCCAAAGATTTGCTCCGACATACCGATAGGCTGCATGGAGTTAATTCTGTTGTTAGCTTCTGATTGAAAGCCAAGTTTATTCATTTCGTTCTGTTGAAGAGTATCTTCTAGTTTCTGATCGATCCTAGATGTGAGGATACCTTCTGAACGCTCAAAGTCTTCGATGAGTTGAGCTACGTTGCTACCTTTGACACCGGCACCAGCCGCAGCCACTAGGGCTGTCGATTGTGCTTTAGTAGCCTTGAGGTCAGCATCTTGCTTCTGCATGGACGCTTCTCGCAGCTGTTGTTGTTCGCGGAGGTTTGTCTGTTTTGATTTGAGATAGTAGGCATCAAGTGCCGACTGATTATTCTGGGCCACTGCGGCATTATGCTTGTTGGCTTTATCTTGACTAGCTGCAGCGCCTGCTACGGCTTGAACTCCACTTATAGCCAGTGAAGCCATTTGAAACGTAGAGGATGTTGCCGCCGCTGTTGCCGCTGTAGTGGCAGCTGCCGCAGCCCCAGACACAGAACTGCCGATTGCGGCCAATGTTACTGGTTCACACATTTTTATTAATCCTTAAAAATTCATAGAACGGTAGCTTTGCCGCTCCGTATTTTTCGTGCTTGTTGATGAACGTGAAGCCCATCCAATCAAGCCACTTCATGTGGAGTGTGTTTCGGGCATCGACACAGTTAAAGATGACAGCATAGTCACCCGCTAAGTAATCGAGGGCTGCTTTGCTTTTTCTCAGGAAAGCTGTCTGATATTGATAGATGTCATCTGTAGCGCACATCCAGACAATTCCTGCATTTTCTAAGTGAGAGGGTACGACCCCGCAGAGACCCAAGCGGCCTCCATCCGGTGCGCGTAGGGTCAGCGTAGTTCCCCCAAGATCGAGAGATTTATGCAAGACTATGCGAGGATGCTGGCCTGTAGAGGCTAGGCATTCGTTATAGTCTGCTTTTCTTAATCTTGGGGAAACATAGTCGATATCCTCCACCGTTGTAGGTGTGAGATATTTATCCATTAACTCTTCTTGATCTGAGGTGCATGTTGCCTTCCCATTCTGCCGATAGGAACTGGCAGGGGAGATGGCTGTCACTCTCTATTGTTACTTTGACACGATCAGCTTTAGACATAACAGGGAACTTAAAGTCACCCGATGTCAGTGTTGTCGTACCTAGTAGGTTAGCACCGCCGCCGATAATGCGGCCAGTGAAGTTAAATGTCTGTGTATTGGAACTACCTTGGACCTCAGTCTTAACTTTGAAGTCACCGCTATCTTGATATCGGAGTAGCCAATGCTTGATCTGTAAGCGACCGCCTGCAATCGATACACGACCGCCGGTTGCTGTAGGCTCCTTGAGAGTAGGTTCAGAGAACTCATACGTCATAGTGTATCGTTCACCGATGTAGAATTCTGTAGATGTCTTATCACCGGCAACAACAATCGTACTACCGCTGGCAGATACCTTATCTATAATTGTACCCTGCAGAGAGCCTCTAGTAACCACTACAGGGTCTGTAAGCGGATATGGGGTCACTATGGTAGTCTGATTGTTACCTGCGTTGTATGAGGCTGTAACCTCGGTCTCTGTAAGCCTGAAGTCTAAGCGCGTGACGTAGCTCTGATCTACATCAAAGCGTCCAGCATCGAAGTGGATTTGAAACAGTACAGTATGACCTGACTTGTTTGCCACAACGTAAAGTGAGCTCTCGATAAACTCAGCACTCAGTATCTCACAACCTGTCAGTGTATATTTAAACCAAGCTGATTGTACCTTCTCGCGTCCAGCGAAGTGGTACTTGTAGATATATAGGGTACTAGCATCCTGAGTAGTCAGCACAGCTAGGGCGTTCTCGCCGGTACTTGCGGACATCTTGTAGACGCCATCAGGGACATACTTAGCAACGTGTGATGTTACGTCCTGTGCATCTGATCGGTCAGTGTCATCGATAACATAGTATTCGCGTACTGAGGTAAACCCGCCACGTTTTGCAGGAAAATACACAACACTGCCAGCTGATGCAGGCTTGGCTGTGGTACTCGCCTCGTACTCGGTTGTCTGACTGATCGATGTATTCTTAGGTGTGATAAAGTCTGCACCTTTGAGAATGAACTGGGTCTGATCGGAGAATAGCAGAAGCTTACGGTCAAACGGGATAGCATGCTTGAGAGTAGAAACCTTTGTGTGACTAGCAGCCACATCGATTGGCTCACTGTCTAACAGGGTCCGCGCAGTTTGTGCGAAGAAATCAAAGTAATCTGAAGTCCTCGACATAACTACGTTCTCACCGGCTAGGATACCTAATCGGTTCTGGAAGAAGAATACGTCTGCAATCTTCCGATCCACAAAGCTAGGGCTTCTGTTGGATACTTCGTCACCTACAGCCCTATCGCCCCAATCGGCTTCCTCGAATGTGAAGCTACCGTCAGATTGGCGAATTAGGAGGTGAGGCATAGTAGAAGCGTTTAGCTCGTATTTGATATTTGGTTTTACCCACTCGATCCATGTACCATCAGCAACCTCAGTCTGTCCTGCGTTATCGCTTTCAAACTTGACGTAGTAGTCATCGAAGTCGTTAGTCTGGTCACCCTGAACGTGAGCAACATAACCATGTGGTGCCTTATCAGGTAGCTCATCGAAACGCTGTACGGTTCCTACAGTTGCCGAGAGACCTTCGTCTCCCAAGCTATCATATGTTGCTAGGTCGAACTGAGCGTTACCGTCTTTGTAGATTACTACAGTTGAACCATCAGCTCTGGCGTTTAGGCCTGACTGACCATTAACAGCTGATGCCAACCTACTGGCAATATCATCCGTTCTGGTCTGGATTTGATCGGTTCCTGATGTGGTGATGTTTGCAGCTTCTGCACCATCGATGAAGATAGTGAAACGCTGGTTGTAGTCACCTTGCTTAACAGCAACGAGACCAGTGTATGGATATAAGGGGGTGAGTGCTGGGTCCATCTCCACAGTTTTTGAGGAGTTAACGATGAACGTGTAGTCAGCTACAGTGACCGCACGAAAGTCAGTAGCTGGGGCAGTGCTGTTTAAATATGCAGTGCCATCAGGGTACGTTACAGTCTTTTGGTTTCCCGCAAGATCGTACACCTCAATTGAATTACTTGAGCCTATAAATACAAAGTATCGCTCGTTTACATCCCTATTAATAAGATGTGTGAAAGACCCCGTAGTTTCAGTGTTACTGATGACAGCAACATGTTCTAGCGGTGGTCGCTTTTGAAGTCCCTCAACCAAAGACGGAAAAGCATTCACCTGCAGTTCTGCCTGAGATGACAGACGCAATGCAGGTGATTGCTGTGATACGCCTTGCACTAGGTTAGGGATGGCAGAACTAATCATTCCCATCAGAGTATCCTACGGTTATGTCCACGGTTCATGACACGGGCTACAGAGTAGCTGTCCATCATATTGAAATCTGCGGTATCACCTTCAAATTCCCGTAGATCGATTAGAGCCTTTTGCTCATCCCGCATAACCATCTGGTGAATAGTTTCGGAGTTAATCATACGGTCTGCAAAGATACGGGCAGCGCGGGTTGTGATATATTTCTTGGCTACATCGGGCAGGTCTAGGAAGTCCTGATAGTAAACTACCGTGGCCTCTACGCTACTTTGAAATTCGAAAGTACGATCTGCGAGATTAAACAACTTACCTGAACGGACTACCACATTGTAGTAATCTGTATCGATCCGAGCGGTATCTGCGGGTACTGCTATGTGATTAAAACTGTCTCTGCTAAGTACAACACGATCTTCTGTATTGAAGTGCCAGCCCTGTGATTGTACCTCACGACTAACCTCGTTTAAGACTTGGCTAGCTATGGTAACGTCAGTCACTTGGTTTCCCGTAAGTGTGTTAACGGGACTTTCACCGATAGTTGTTAGCAGGACGTTAACCGCTTCTAACTCGGTCATAGACGTTGGTTTTGTCATGTTGTCCTCATATGAAAAAAATGGGCAGGCCCAATGTTGGACCCGCCCGAAATATTATTAAGCAGTCTTGATTTCTACTGCACACTCAGGACGCAGGACGCCGTGGCCCATTG